CCACAACCACTGATTACGGTACTTTCTCAATCGTTATTAGAGATCTAAGAGATACAGATAACAATGTTATTGTTCTTGAGAGATTTGATAATCTAACTCTTGATCCTTCTTCACCTAACTATGTTGCTAGAAAGATTGGTGACCGCTACTATGAGTGGGATGCAGACGAAAAAAGACTAAAAGAATATGGTGATTATGCCAACCAGTCACGATACATTAGAGTAGAAATGAATGCCGATGTTGACGCTGGTGCAACTGACCCAGTTCTTCTTCCTTTCGGATACTTTGGTCCTCCCAAGATTACTAACATTTCAGGCGTTGAGGGTACAGGTACCGCACTTGCTTCTACTTTCGTAGACGGCGGCACAGATATCCCAACTGGCGTCTCTGATGTTCTTGGCGCTAGCTCCGAAGTAACTGCTTCTCTTGTCTTCCCTTCAGTTAGACTAAGAGTAAGCGCTTCTGATGGTGGTCTTTCCGACCCAACTGATGCATACTTTGGTATGATGAGCACCAGAACTGCTACCTCAACTCGTGCTGACGCAAGTTTGGGAGATGTTCACAGACTACTTTACAGTGGCTTCCCAGATGATCCAACTACTGCAACCGATCTTGGTGACGGTATCACTGGTAATGCTTATGTGTTCTCTCTTAATGATCTAACTGCAAGCTCTGGTCGTTACTACTACGAGTCAGGTGCCCGCGCTGCAGCCGCAGCAGCCGGGCGAGCCGAGATTACTGAGACTGCAATCATCAGTGCAGGACATAACCGCTTTACTGCTCCGTTCTGGGGTGGCTTCGATGGCTTCGATATCACTAAGCCCGATCCTCTATACAACGCAGGCATGGGTGCTGGTGTAACAGAAGATTCAAGTTACGCTTTCCATACATTCCGTAGAGCAATTGATACTGTAGCTGACCCAGAGTTCATTAACATGAACCTATTGGCAGCCCCCGGTCTTACCAATGAGGCTCTAACAACTCATATGATCAATGTTTGTGAAGCTCGTGCCGATGCAATGGCTATTGTTGACCTTCCTGATGTCTACAAGCCAGCCCACGAAGGCTACGAGCCTGACCGCAAAGATAGAATTGGAACCACCCCCAATGCTGCAGCTACCGCTCTTCGCGATAGAAGACTTGATTCTTCTTACGGTGCTACCTTCTACCCATGGGTCCAGACTCGTGATGAAAACAGTGGACAGCTTGTTTGGATTCCACCTACCGTAGCAATGATGGGTGTTCTTGCAAGCTCCGAGAGACAATCACAAATTTGGTTTGCACCCGCAGGCTTCAACCGTGGCGGACTTTCAGACGGTGCAGCAGGTATTCCAGTTGTGAATGTAACTGAGCGCCTTACTTCCAAGCAGCGCGACACTCTTTACGAAGCACGCATCAACCCTATTGCCAGCTTCCCAAGCACCGGTATCGTAGTGTTCGGTCAGAAGACCCTACAAGAGCGTCCATCTGCTCTCGACCGCATCAATGTTCGTCGTCTCGTTATTTACCTCAAGAAGAATATCTCAATCCTTTCTTCACAGGTTCTATTCGAGCAGAACGTTCAGGCAACTTGGAACCGCTTCACATCACTTATCGAACCATTCCTTGCAAACGTCAAGGTTCAGTTCGGTATCACTGATTACCGTCTCATCCTAGATGAGACTACCACTACCCCCGACCTTGTTGATCAGAACGTTCTATACGCTAAGATCATGGTCAAACCCGCACGCGCTATCGAATACATCGCAATTGACTTTGTGGTCGCTTCAACTGGCGCATCATTTGACGATTGATAAATGGGGGCTTTTGCCCCCACCTACTATTTATTTATGAACCACAGGAGAACCTAACATATGCCATTCTGGTCAACCGATTTCGGACAAGATACAACACTTAAAGATCCAAAGCGTAAATTTCGATTTACCGTAGAATTCCAAGGGATTAATGCTGCTCAGGGTGGCGCACTTCTTTGGTACGCTAAAACTGCCGCTAAGCCTTCTTTTGCTATTGCTGCTGCAGAACACAAATACCTAAACCATACATTTTATTACCCCGGCTCTGTTACTTGGAACACTGTTTCTATAACAATGGTCGATCCGGTTGATCCAGATATGACTGCAACACTCTCAGATATTATTGTTGCATCTGGCTATTCTCCTCCCACTAACGCTAACTCCCTTGGCTCTATGTCAAAGGCAAAAGCTGCCGGGGCTTTGGGCAAGGTTATCATCACACAGATCGATTCCGATGGTAATCCACTTGAAAAGTGGGAGCTTTGGAATGCATTCATCAAGGATGTTAAATTCGGAGATCTTGAATACGGTGGCGACGATCTAACTGAAACTACTGTCGAGCTACAGTATGACTGGGCTAGAGTCACAACCGCTAACAATTCTTCTGCAGTAGTTGCTGGCGGGAACGAATTCTTCAAGGTATAATAGACAATATAAAACGCGAGGTGTAAATTGTCAAGAAACAAAGACCGTCTTGGTGGGTCACAACACCAAGACACCCAGCCCCCAGCACAGACTGGCGGCTTTTCGTTTGTAGTTCCAACAGAATTTGTAGAACTACCATCACAGGGTAAATTTTATCCCGAAAGTCATCCTCTTCACGGCAAAGATTCAATTGAAATCCGCCAGATGACCGCAAAAGAAGAGGATATGCTCACATCAGCCACACTTCTTAAGAAAGGTGTTGCCCTTGATAGAGTTATTGCGAGCCTAATTGTAGATAAATCTATCAACCCAGACTCTCTGCTTGTTGGTGATCGCAATGCAATCATCATTTCAACAAGAGTTTCAGGCTATGGTAACATTTACGAAACAAAAGTAAACTGCCCAAATTGTGGAACCAATCAAGAATACTCATTTGACTTAAATAAAGCAAATATTTATGATGGTAGTGATGCTGCTGACCTTGGTGTTAGAACAAACGATGATGGAACCTTTAATGTAACTCTTCCGCGCACCAATGTTGATGTCCAGTTCCGTCTTCTAAATGGAAGAGATGAAAAAACATTCCTAAATGGAATGAAAAGCGATAAGAAGGCAAAGTCAGAAAAGAATATTACTCGCCAGCTTGCGACTATTGTAGTTTCACTTAACGGAGATTCTTCAGTTCAGGCAAAGCAGTATTTTATCGACAATGTTCCTTCATTGGATTCTCGTCATCTTCGTCTAGCATACCGACTTGCTGCACCAACCATCGATCTAACCCAACAGTTTGAGTGTGTTGAGTGCTCTCATGAGCAAGAAATGGAGGTTCCGCTTTCAGCGGATTTCTTTTGGTCTAACTGACGAATATATGGAGAACATATATGAGCAGTTTTTCTTCCTCAAGTATTCGGGCGGTTGGAGTTTTTCTGAGGCTTACAACCTGCCTGTAGGGCTTAGAAGATGGTTTGTTGAGAGGCTTATCAAGCAATTGCAAATGGAAAAGGAAGCAATTGAAGATGCGTCCAAGAGCGGTAGTAAACGCTCGCAAGTGTTGACCGCAAATAACGAACCAAAACAAATGCAAAAACTGTACTAAACTAAGGCTGCACCCGCAGCCTTTCGTTTTTATGGCGTTACTATTTACCTATGAAGTGAGGGCTTTTCTATGGCTATTTCAAGAGAAGAGTTTTTAAGTGAACTTAGAAGTATATTGGGAAGTACGAGTGAGTCTCCAGCACCCAAGCGCGGAGCAAAAATTGAACTTAATGCAGAACAATCTGAAAAACTTGCTGATGTATATGATAGAATTCACAATAGCACTAAAACAATTAAAAAATTAAGTGAAGAACAGCAAAAAATAGAACAAAATAAATTAGAAATTGATAAGCAAATGTTAGCTTTAAAAAAAGCTATCAAAAATGAAGATGAAGAAGCCGCCCGAGAAGCTGAAAAAAGGATAATATTACTTAAGAATGCTAACAAAGAATTAGAAAAGCAAAAAGATTTAATTAGAGAAGCCAATGATGCTGCAAAAGATCTAGCAGGTTCTTTCTCAAATATATTAGGCGGTCCAGACGCAGTAAAAATCGAAGATGTTTTTGATCCTAAGAAGATTGCTGGTGTAGTCACAGGCTTGGCAAAAATAGCTAAAGCTGGAGAAGGTATGGCTTTCGCTAAAGATCTTGCTGCCATGTCTGCTGAAAAGTTTATTGGCAGTATTGTTAGGGTGTCAATGCAACTTGCCAATACAGAAGCCAGTTTCATGAAAGCCACGGGCGCTAGCAAAGAGTTTGCAAGAAGTATTACAACCCAGTATGATGAAATGCGTGAGTTTGGCGCTACTATGGAGCAAGTAAGCGCTGCAAACCAAGAATTGTATGCTAATTTTACTGATTTTACAGCACTAAGCGAAGCACAAAGAATTTCACTTGGTCAGACTGCAACCGCTCTAGCCTTGCTTGGTGTCTCAAACGCAGACTTTGCAAAATCAATTCAAATTTCAACTAAAGCAATGGGCATGAGTGCTGCTCAGGCAGGGCAAAACATGCTTAATCTTGAGAAATTTGCTGAAAATTTGCAAGTTCCAGTATCACAATTGACAGCAGACTTCGCAGGTGCTGGCGATATGCTTGCAAAGCTGGGAGATAATGGCACCAAGGCATTCAAAGACCTTGCAATTGTAGCCAAGACCACTGGTATGCAGATGCAAAGCATCTTAAACATTACAAACAGGTTTGATACTTTTGAAGGCGCTGCAGATCAGGCAGGAAAACTTAATGCTGCACTTGGTGGCAACTTTGTAAATGCTATGGATCTCATGATGGCTACTGATCCTGCTGAACGCTTTGGCATGATTCGAGATTCCATACTTGATGCAGGACTATCTTTCGATGAGATGTCATACTACCAAAAGAATTTCTACAAAGAATCTCTCGGACTATCTGATGTTGGTGAACTTGCTGCACTTATGAGTGATGACATGCATCTTGTATCAGGCGCTACACAAGAAAGTGCTCAGTCTTTGATAGATGCCAAGAAGCGTGCCCACGAAATGGCTACAATGCAGGAAAATCTGAATACTGCGTTAGCCAACATGATTCCAATCATTACACCTTTGATTGAATATATGAAAGACTTTACAGAATATCTAGCAGAGAGCGAAACTGGTGCAAAAGCTCTAGGTTATACCATCGGTGCGTTGACGGTGATTATTGGAGGTTTGATTCTTGCCTCTAAAATAGTTAATGCAATTACTACCATAAAATTAGCTCTGGCAGGACCTAACGCGGCAGCATTAACTGCTGAAGCGGGTGCATTAGAAGCCGTAGCAAAAGCTCAAAATAAGGTAAACAAAGCGAAAAATAAAGGTGGCGGCATAAGTCGTTCGTTCATTAGATCGGTTAGTCAACTGGGAAGGGCACTCTCAGCAGGAGCCAAAGGGTTTCTCGCTCTTGGCGCTGCTGCGGTTGGGCTAGGCACTGGTATTTATCTTGCAGCAAAAGGGGCAGCCGAATTAGCTTTAGCATTTAAAGAAGTTGGTGACAATGCTGTCGCGGCTGCAGTTGGTATAGGCTTGGTGATACTTCCGTTTGGACTATTAATGGGTGCCTTAATTGCTCTAGTTGCTGGTCCTCAAGCGGCTATAAGTTACGCTGCTGTTGGGCTGTTCTTGGCAATCGGAGTCTCCGCAATGGCGTTGGGCGCTGGTATTATGTTTGCAGCAGAAGGAATGGCAGAACTGGTTAAATCATTTGCTGGAATTGAAGTTGACGAAATTTATGCAATTTCAGTAGCGATGGGAGCATTTAGCGCTTCTATAGTTGCTTTTGCATATGCTGCAATGATGTTGGGTAACCCGATGGCACTAGCTGGAATCGCTGTTTTAACTGGTGGTATAGTAGGAATAGCGTTTGCTCTAAGTCTTGTTGAAGACTTGATACTGGGTGTAGCAGGTGCTTTCGTTGAGATGTTCAGTGCTATTGGCAATCCTGAAATTGGTGGCAATATAAAGAAAATTGCAGAAGCAATCGAAGCCATACCAACCAAAAAGAATGTAGAATTTGCAACATCTATGGGCGCACTTGCTGCAGCAAATACTGCGGCAGCAGCATTGGGTGCTGTTACTGCCGTGACCAATGTTGTTACAGGCGAGAGAACAACACAAGAAAAGAAAAAGGGTGACGTTTACAGAGTTGAACTACCTATCATTATAAACGGGAAGCAAGTCAGCAAGGAAGTCGTAGAACTTATTGACGGCGCTGCCACTCGTGCAGCAGCAGGTAGAGGAGTAGCACCATAATGCCAAATTATTATCCAGAAAGATACAAGCCAAATAAAGTAAAAGGAATAGGTGACAAAGGAAAGACTGTAGATTTACAATTTGTTGATGGCTCTGATTTTCTTTTTAATCAACAATTCTCAATTGAAATCGAACATGTTCCAACCAAAAAGTCTATACAATTCAAGGCTTTCATAACTGCATTTAACGACACCTATTCTCAAGATTGGAATTCGCAACCTGTTTTTGGTAGGGCTGACCCACTTTATAATTTTAAACAAACAACAAGAAGAATCTCTCTTGGTTTCAAAATGCCTGCAGCAAGTGAGAGCGAGGCATATCATAATTTAGCAAAAGCACAAATGCTAGCACAATTTATGTACCCAAATTATACTGATATAAACGGAGCGAATGTATTGTCGCAAGGACCCTTGTTGAGATTAAAGGTAATGAACTTGCTACAAAAAGCTGGAGACAAAAATCAAAGCGAAAATCCAAAATCGTTATATGATGGCTATAATAGAGGTGGAGAAGGTATTCTGGGTTGGTTTTCTGATGTTACTTTCAATTACAATCTGGAAGGTACCGAAGGGGTTTTTCATAAGCAAGATTATGATGGCACAAATCAAGCAGGGACAATACTTCCAAAAATCATTGAAGTATCTATAGGTGGCTTCAACCCAATACACGAGCATCTTGTGGGTTGGCAAGTCACAAAAGATTCCAGTGGAAATATTACAGGTATGTATTTTGGTGAGAACAAGTCTTTCCCATATGGTGCGGATATCGATCCAACCGCCGCGCCGAAACCTACACCATACACACCTTGGGAATCACAAATTCAAACAAGACCAGTTAACTCATTTAGTGAAACAGAACAAGAAAGATTAGAAAGAGAAAAAGCAGAAGCAGCCATTGCAAACGCTGAAGCAAGATATGGTGGTATGTTCGGGGATGCTAGAAGAAGAAAAGATGAAAGAAAAAAAGACAAATATAGCGAGTCTAAAAGGGCTTATGTTAACTCAGCCCTTGCCGGGCAGGCTGCGATAGAACAAGCTGAAAAGATGAACAGTCTAACTTATGATTCATATGATGACACTGTATATGATCCAGTTGACTTTGTGGAGTATTAATAATGTCAAGATATGGTAGTGCTAAAGTTTCTAACAACGACTCAGATTTTTATTCTCCGCTTGCACAAAAGCGTGGGCTAAAGTCTATACAGCAAATGCAAACAATAGTTTTGAAAAATCCCGCAATCTTTGAGAGAGCGAGATTAAATACCGATACTCACATATGGAAATTTGGTGATAGATACTACAAGTTGGCTTTCACATACTACAATGACCCCAATCTATGGTGGATTATAGCGTGGTACAATGGATATCCCACAGAAGCAAATGTAAAAATTGGCGATATCCTAGAGATACCCCTCAATTTAGAAGAAATAATTAGAGTCCTAGAGGTTTAGTATGGCAGAAGAAAAGTGTTTTGTCAAATATGAGCAAGCTGCGACTGAAGATCTAAGAGAGCATATTAAAGAAAATTGTTCTAAGCTTGAAAGTTGCTTTGATACCATAAAAAAAGAAAAAGAAAATTTCGATTCACTAAAAAGTGAATTAGCAAATTATGATGATTATATTGATCTACTAACAAGATCTAGACCACCACCAGACAATTTTGTTAACCCAAGCTCTTTCAGTTTTATGAGTAGCTTGCCTAGCAAACCTCAAACATTAAATGATATTTATGATCTTTCACACTACTATTATGGCGCATCGGACGGTGTTGTTACAACAGCTTCTCAATATTTTGGTGCCGCTGATAAAGAAATAGAAAAAAAATTAAACTCTGGAGAGTACAACAAAGAGTACCCTGATAGAGTTTACGACTCTGCTCAATGGTTGAGAGGTACTATTGAATTGGCAAAAGCAGAACCAGAAATTTACTTTGGCGATGTCTCTGCTTATGGACCCAATGAAGAACAAAAATTAAATGAATTAAAAGATATTTTAACAAAAATAGCTATAATTTTAGGAACACCGGGTGGTACCACTGCTGGGCTTTCTAGAAAATGTGCTCAAGATATTTGGAAAATAGAACAAAAACAAAAAGTAATAAGCGCTGATGAGTTAGGTCAGGCTACTACGGGTAGAGGCGAATTAGGCGACTTACCACTTAATGAGAGGGTTGATGCTCTTGAGAACTTGGTTAACGAAGTTGGAGAAGGAACCGGTTCTGATGTAGAATTAGTAACAGCGATACCAAGAGAGTTCAAAGAACAATGTGCAATGCTTGCACTTATCTTTCAGTTAGCACAAATTCATCAACAAGAGTATGGACCAAAAAAGGTACTTCCATACGAAGCCGGGGATAGTGGAGACAACTCCAGTCTTTTGGTAGATGGACAACCATATGGATTTATCAATAAGTTAACTCAATATGGTTCAATGGTAAAATTCTTTGAAGCAACCAACGCTCAACTTGCACACCTACAGCCAACCATTAGATTGTTCAAGGTTGTTCCAGTAGATAATACAGAAGAAGAAGTTGAATTTGTGTTTGATACATACGCTAGACAAAGCGATGTTGAAAGCGTCTTTAAAAGGAAAGACAAAAGAGGCTTTGGCATTGGTTTGCAAAGCTTTAATTTCAAATATGAAGGCTCAAACCCGTTTTCTGTCAAAAAGAGTATTAGGGCAAATTTGTCAATTAAGGCAAATAACTTTTCTGAACTGTTGGATGATTCTAGGGGATTTAGATATATTGATCTCGCATTGAAAACAGGCAAAGCTATAAGAGATAAGACCCAAAGTAAAGAATTAGATTTTAGAATCAAGGCAGTTGTTGGACTCGCCGTACCTGATGGCGAGACTACTGCTAATTTTTCTGAAATTAGACGAGCAGTCGAGAACAATTTTATCACTCTCAACTTAACTCCTGTGACTCACACCTTCGACTTTGATGAAACCGGTGCGGTTACTTTCAATGTTGAGTATTATGCTTATCTAGAAGAATTTTTTGACAAAGCAAGAATGAATATCTTTGCTGAGACTGGTATAAATAAGCGAGTCATAGCCAGACAGCTTGGAATCAAAACACAAAAGAAAAACTGTACTGATGATGACTTGACAAAACTAAACGAGTTTATCGAAAAAGATGCAGAACAAGTCAAAAAAGATAAAATAGAAAGTTTACAATTCTTAACAAACGAATTATTAATAAATGAACTCATTTATTACCTAAACCTTAGCAAAGAAGAGTTTGATAAACTTTCAACAATGGGTCCGTTCTTCAAATTTGCAAATATTAAAAACAATATCAATGTTAATGGTAGTATTACACAGGAATCTATTAATAAGGATTTAGAAGAAGCTTTTAATGCAAAAGTAGAAGAACAAGAAGACAAAAATAGTTTGAAAAATTCTTTCAAAATATCTGGAATCGATAATAGACAAATTCCTTTCTTTTTCCTTGGTGATTTGTTAGATATTATATTAGAAAAAATAGGCAAAAATTTAGAAAATATGACAGACTTGCCAAGCACGTATACTTCTCCTACTGGAGATGGAGTCTTGGATATTGATGAAGAATTAAAGCAACAAGAGTTAGAAATTCTAACAAATTCGGTTGTACAATTCAAGAAGCTTAGAATAGTGCTTGGTCCTGTTGAAATTGTAAATCACCAGAATCCTGCTGAAGTTCAACAAGTCAGTTTAGCTGATATTCCAATATCACTTGCATATTTTAATGAATGGCTTACAAGTAAATTGTTAGCAAAAAACTCAGCAAACTACCCACTCACACAGTTTTTAAATGATCTCATCAATAACCTTGTAAAAAATTTCCTAAATGATGACAGTTGTTATAATTTTAATGTCAAACAAAAGACAAGACTTTTTCAATCAGTTCTGACCTCATACCGCCAACCCGGTCAGGAGCATGATGATATTACCACCCTCATTAATTCTACAGAAAATGGAGCACTTACCAAGAGACTCAATATAGACGAGGTACCTGATGATCAAAAACCAATCTTGAATATCGGAGGACACAGAACGCTAAAACCAGCCAATCTCGGACCACAACAAGAAAACCACTTCTTTGTTTTTTATGCAGGTAGAACGGCACCTCCAGAGCTACTACAAGGAATCAGAGAAAATGATGAAGCAAAAGGTGTGTTCCATTATATTATGGGCAGAGACAGAGGTATTGTTAAAACTATAGAATTAAGCAAAACTGATTCGCCCGGATTGAAAGAAGTAAGGTTTGAGCAAGAGGGGTATCAAGGACTGTATCAGTTGAGAGAAATCTACGATGTGAACATTAATACATTTTGTAATATACATGCTTTTCCCGGCACATATATTTACGTTGAGCCTCGCGGATTTTCTCCATCACTTGGAGAATTCAAGATAGATGAATTTGATTTAACTGACTTAGGTATAGGTGGATATTATATGATCATCTCCTCGGAACATGAATTTGGACCCGGAGTCATGAATACTAGCATAACTGCCAAGTGGGTTCAATCTTTGGATGCAGTAGAGGAAGAAAAACAAAAAGAGTATTCAAGTACGAATGGTTCTGGAGACAGTCAGGTTAAGAAATGTGGGGTTAGGAGCTAATAATGTCAAAATTTTATGTTGAAGGTGAAGATGAAAGCACACTTACTCTTTTCAATAAAAGAATAATATATGATTTTGATTCTCAAAATGAAAACTATACAAACTTAGTTAATTTTAACTTTGGTGAAAAGTTCTTATATGGTAGAGTATCAAGAAAAATGAAGCCAATATACTTCAATAATGAGCTTGTAAAACTAAAAACTTTTAATCCTATCAATTCACAAGGTACTCCCCCACAAGCTATAAACTTTGTCGTTGACATGTTTAATAGACTTTCTACTCAATTCGATAAGTGTGTTACTACAGGCAAGATAAATCCTGATGATCCATTCTTAAGTTCTCTAAAAGTATATAAGGCATTTCAAGATCCCACACAACTTCACACATCATTTCTACAAACTCAGTTCAATACATTTTCAAGGCAATTAAAAAATACAAGATATAGAAACTTACAAGAGTTTATGATCAGATTTGAAAGTTTGTTGGAAGAATCTCTTAAGCTATATCCTATAACGTTGGCAGGATTTGTCAAGAGTAGATTTTGTCCGATCTCTGTCTCTGGTCTTGCTATAGAGATTGCAGACTCTGACTATTTTGATGATAACGGTAAGATAGAAGAATTCATAAACAGTCCGAATTGGGAATTTTATTTAAATGCTTGCCGATCATATGGATTCATGATAGATAAATTAATACCTTGGAGAATAGTGGCAGATATTGGTACAACTGAATGTATTGAATATAGTAGAAATTATGGTTTATTAAATACAGATCAAATATTAAGAGAAAGTTATGGAAGAACAGATTTGATATTCTTTAATAGATTAAAATTTTACATTCTTAATCTTTATAATCAAAATACTAATACATATCCAGAAGTATATGACTGTAATGGAGAACCAAAGACTAGATTTGTTGAAGTAGCTAAGGTAAATATCAATCAATTCGATAAGATATACTCTGAAGAGCGAATGTTAAAACTTTACTTTAAAATCAGAATGATGGAAGAAGATAAGAATCTCTCAGAAGGACAAAAAGTAAAGCTAATTAACGATAGTATAAAACTTTACAAACTTAAGGGACTTTCAAGATCGCTTGACAGATTTGAAACGATTGTGACTCAACCATTTGACAGCCCCGGATCCTTGAGTTATGTTAATGACAGATTCCAGAAAGCCAATGAGGACCGATGATCTTCCAAACACTTGATGACAAATCAGAATGTGTTGGTGTCTATGTTGATGGAAAGCTGAATTTTGACAGTATTCCAACAGGACTTACCAAGACATGGAAATACACAGGCTCCATAACTGATCCCAATATCAGATATGCTTGGCTATATTGTGGTGGTAAGAAACTCGAAGAAGTATGCCCACCAGATCTAAAAGAAGAGCTTTCTGAATTACAGAAAACTTTCAAGGCTTATCTTAAATCGTTTCAGATTGCCAAGATTAACTTGACAGATAACTGCTTCTTTGATCTTGTTCCAAGCGACTTCTTGTTACAGTTTTGTGAAATGAGAAACAAAATCACAGAACATGTCTTTGAGACCCACTCTCCACCACAAAACTATCATCATCTTGATCGTGCTTACAAGTTGCTTCACAAGATTCGATACCAGAAACTGAACATTAATGTAGATGGGTGTCGTCATCTAATGACCACTACAAGCGACCGAGAAGACATCAGAATGCTTGTAAAAAATAAGTCGCACTACGTTGACTATAATCTTTTTGGAACCGTCACAGGGCGTCTTACGACCAAGAGAACAAGCAATCCGATCTTGACTATGAAGTCAAAGTTTCGTGAACTGATTAAACCTACAAATGATTGGTTTGTGTCTTTTGATTATAATGGAGCAGAAGTCAGGACCTTCTTGTCGCTCTCGGGGCATGAGCAACCCGAAGAAGACATTCACTTGTGGAACATGAGACACCTTTACAGGGATCACCCCATTGATCGTGATGAAGCAAAAGTTCGCTTTTTTTCGTCGTTCTATAATCATAACGATATGTCGCTCAACGGCTCTGTTTATAATCGTGACCGTGTTATTGGCGACTATTTCTATGGCAATCGTGTAAAAACAACCTTCGGTCGGGAGATTCCTGTTGATGAGCGCAGAGCCTTCAACTATATCATTCAAAGCACCACTGCCGATCTTACTATTGATCGTGCTGTAGAACTTGATCGCGTCCTTCAAGACACAGACTCGAAGGTTGCTTTCATCGTACATGATGAAATTGTGCTTGACATTAAGGAAGAGGACAAATATCTTATACCTGAACTAAAGGAGGTGTTTGAGAACAATAAACTTGGTAGATTTATGGCAAATGTAAAGGCAGGTAAGAACTACGGAAAGTTGAAGGAGTTAAAGCTATGATTTCGCTGATAGGCATAGGCGAAGCAGGCTGTAATGTGGTATCTCTATTTGAGAGTCACAAGGAATATAATTGTTTTTTGTTCTCTGAAGGACAAGAAAACACAAAGTATACGAGAAAACTACCAAGAGTAGCAAAAGCAGAGGATTGTGAGGGAGAGGCACCTAAACTATCCTCTTACAAAACAAAAGAAGCAATACAAAGCAGAGTTCAGGTGTTCCTTTGTGGGTCATCATTCTCTGCAAACTATACACTGGCAATATTAGAGCAGATAAGAGACAGAAAGATAGACATATTTTATATCAAGCCAGATGTAGATCTGCTGATTGGAGAAGTAAAACTACAAGAGCGAGCAATCTTTGGTATTCTACAGGAATATGCAAGGTCTGGTTTATTTAACAGTTTTACAATCTTTTCTAATCCAGCAATCGAGAAGACAATAGGTGAGATACCAATAAAAAAATACTTTGAGATGATAAACAAAAATATCTATTATGCTGTTCATTATCTAAATGTATTTGATCATACTGAACCACTCGTAGGCAATCTTTCCAAGCCTTCCGAAGTGCAGAAAATACGCTCTGTTGGCATCATTTCGGTTGACAAACTAAGTGAGCAATGGTACTATAATTTGCAGGAAGATCGTGATGTAGCGTACTATTTATGTATAGCAACTGAACGTTTAGAGAACGATGGCAAGCTTCATGCGAAGGTAGTCCAAAGTCTCAAAAGCAAACCCCGGAATGCATTCAAGAATGTGACTTATGCTATCTATGAGTCACCCTACGAAAGCGATTTTGGATTCTGCGTAGCACACACAAATTTTATTCAAGGTTTATCACTTGACATCACATGATCGTCAAGTTACATTAGAGATGAGCAAGGGGAAGCTCTCAGACATACCCCAAGAAAAATACGCTTGACAGGACTTGGAGAGCGTGTTACATTCAGATGGTGAGGAACGCTCATCATACTATAGCCCAACACAAGGAGATTATCATGGGAATCAATATGGAACTAATGCGGAAGAAGCTCGCCGCACTTCGTGGAGAAGGAAAGAGCGACCGAACCAGTGTATGGTTCAAGCCAGAAGAGGGCGATACTGATATTCGTATTGTCCCTACTGCTGACGGAGATCCTCTCAAGGAGATCTTCTTCCATTATAACATTGAAGGGCACCGTGCTGGTGTTATGTGCCCAAAGCGCAACTTCGGAGAAGAGTGTGCAATCTGCGACTTTGCATCACAGCTTTGGCGTGATGGTACCGAGGGCAACGATGAGGAGACCAAGAAGCTTGCAAAGTCTCTCTTTGTTCGCACTCGCTACTTCTCACCAGTAGTTGTTCGCGGTCTTGAGTCTGAAGGTATCAAGGTCTATGGCTACGGTAAGCAGGCATACGAACTGCTTCTTGGCTACATTCTTGATCCAGAGTATGGCGATATCACCGACCCCAAGGGCGGAACTGATATTACCATCACCTACACCAAGCCAACTCGTCCCGGTGCATACCCTCAGACTAACATGAAGATGCGTCGTAACACTACGGCTCTTCTTGAAGATGCAAATGCAATCCCCGGTCTGCTTCAGAACATGCCGGATATTGATTCACTTTTCACTCGTCATAGCCCGAAGGAAGTGAATGCAATTCTTGACTCGATGCTTTCGGGTGACAACTCTGCCGAATCTCGCTCCAGTGAGACTACGCAGTATAACCAGAAGTCAAGCGTTGATAGGGCGTTTGATGATCTAATGGCTGGCTAGTAAAAGCGTACCGCTCCAGTCGCCCCCACCCCTAAAAAGGTGGGGGTTTTTGTATACTACTTTTCATTTTCTGTGATATAATTACTGCTGGGCTTAGTCCCAGACTAAAGAAAAATAAAGAAAAGAAAAGTCAAATTAAATAAGGAGAACAATATGGCTAAAACAAAGGCTGGTCGTGTTTCTATGGACGACCTCCGTGCGATGATAAATAAAAAAGCAGGTCGTAATGTCGCACATGATTTAAGAGAAGATAACCCAACAGAAGTAAAGGAATGGATCCCAACGGGAGCCCGATGGCTAGACTCGATCATCTGTAAGGGTAAGTTGGCAGGAATCCCTGTCGGAAAAGTAACAGAACTAGCAGGACTTGAGGCAACAGGAAAATCATTCCTTGCCGCACAGGTGGCAGCAAATGCACAGAAGATGGGAATCAAGGTAATTTATTTTGATTCTGAATCTGCACTAGACCCAACATTCTTGGACAAAGCGGGATGTGATCTTGGAGAACTAATGTATATTCAGGCACAATCCGTTGAGTTTGTGCTTGAGACAATTGAAGACATCCTTGCAGCAACTAGCGACAAAATGCTCTTCATCTGGGACTCTCTCGCATTTACGCCTTCTATCTCGGATGTAGAAGGAGACTTCAACCCGCAATCGTCGGTTGCCACCAAGGCACGCATTCTTGCAAAGGGAATGTCAAAGTTGATTGTTCCGCTTGCAGATAAGCAGGCAACTTTCCTAGTCCTCAACCAGTTGAAGACAAATATTCCACAGGGACCAATGGCTCGTCAAATTGCTATGACGACCCCTTACATTACTCCCGGTGGTAAGGCAATGCATTATTCCTATTCTCTACGCATCTGGCTCACGGGTCGTAAGAGCAAGGCTGCATATATTGAGGATGATAACGGCTTCCGAATTGGTTCTGAGGTCAAGGTAAAGCTAGAAAAGTCACGCTTTGGAACACAGGGTAGAACTTGTACCTTCCGTATCCTGTGGGGAACAGATAAGATTGGCGTTCAGGACGAAGAGAGTTGGTTTGAGGCTCTCAAGAACTTTATGTCTAATGCCGGGGCTTGGTATACTCTAGAACATAATGGCTACACCAAGAAGTTCCAGCCAAGCAAATGGGCTGATACCATAGAAAAAGATCCTGAGTTCAAACAGCATGTTATGGAATTCATGGACGAAGTAGTTGTTCAGAAGTTCGACAAGCGCGAAGGCGAGGCATCTGACTTCTATGAAGTAGACAAAGCCTCTTGACAGCGAGCCTCCACCCTGTTAGATTATGGGGTGGAGGTAAACTATGAAGCGTGTACTAGTTATTGACGCCCTCAACATGTTTTTGAGGGCGTTTATCGTTGATCCGAGCCTGTCC